TTACTTCGCGGCGGCGGCGATAACCTGCGCCGTGATCCCGAATCGGCCGAGATCGGCTCGGTCGTTATTCCCGCCATAGAGCTCCCTGGCCAGGATTTCAAGACCAGCCCCGCCGAGCTCGAGGACCCGGGCTCCGAGTGCCGCGGCCACGTCGAGCCCGACCCCGCAGCGGCCCTTCGCGTCACAGCCTCCGGTCCCGCCGAAGAACCCGTCCGAAGACCAGATCGTCTTCGCGGCCGAGATGCCGTAGTATTCCCTGATCTCGTTCGGCCGGCCGAGCCCATGAGGGGAGAACAGCCCGACCTGGCCGGCGATCGCCACGGCGTTCCGCCCGGGCGAGGCGGCGATGTTCGCCGCGTCAACGCCCCGGGCCGTCATCTCCCCGACCGCCCATCTGTGCCACCCGATCATCACAGCATCGTCCCAATCCATAGCGTCGTACTCGTTCATCGGCTCGATGATCCATTCGAGCCCGGCGACGGACCGCGCCGCTTCGATCGTCCTCCCGATGAGCGCGGCGTGGTAAGGACGCATCGCCATGCCCCAGACGCCGCCCGGAGTCGAGGACGAAAGCGCCTCCTCCGAGCAAATCATGGGGTTGTAGTATTTCGTCCGCGAGTCGCCCTTGAGCGAGCAGTAGTCCTCGACGACGAGCCAGACCGCGAGGCCTCGGGCCTGGCAAGCCCGGAGGATCACGTCGAGTTTCGCCCAGAACGCCTCGTCCCAAGCGGAGAGCCGGTAGAGCGGGAACGTGATCCCGTTGTCATGGGTCCACGTCCCGACCTGGACGTAGGGCGAGCCGCCCGTCTGTGGGCCATTCCAGGACCAGCAGATAAAGAGCCGGATTCCCTTCGCCTTGCTCGCCATCACCGCGTCGAGGAACGGGAGGACTTCCCCCGTCGCACCGAGGAGGTCGTATGCGCCGACCCAGACCCGGACTCTCGGCTCCGGATCCGGGGCCTTGTGGACGGCGCAGATCGCCGTCGGCTCCTTCCCTTTCTCGAAGGCCCGGATCTCGGTCGAGGGGCACCACTCGTTCGGGAGGAGGATGGACTCCGAGCAGACCTCGACCTGGACGACCGGCGGAGGCGTCGGGCCGGGTCCGCACTTGATCCCGAGGCAAAGAAGCGTAGGGAGGAGAATGAGAATTACGGCGTATCGTTTCATCATCGGCGACGACCTTCTCTTTTTCAAGTTTCTCTATCCGCGACAGTAAATCCTGAATGACGATGGCCTGGGCGGAGACGAGCACCGAGAGATTTCGGCCCGTCTTTCCGCTCCGCCCTTGGTTAGAAAGGACGACCGCATAGGCTTCGGCAAGGTCCTGGGGCGGCTTGGAGTCCCCGTAAATATCCCCATTGATGACGACGGCCCCATTGGCCGTGATCCGCATCCGCTCGACACCGGCCGTGGCAATAACGAAATCATCCTGGGCGTAGATACCCAGGTTTTGTTTCGCGCCCCCTGCCGTCGCATAGGAGAAAATGGAATGGGATCTGGCGACATTAAAAACGGGGCCTAAAGTAGCCAGGTCTGCAAACGTCCGGATATCGGTATTCGTCCCGGCCGTGCCGCGGGCGGAGATTCTAACCGGCTTCCAATGAGTATCCGCTTGGCCGCTTACGCCGAGATCCGCCGGGGCCATGACGAAAGCCAGGCCGATTAAAAGAGCCGAAACTTTGGTTGTTTGTTTCATCGTATCCCTCCGTCGGCTAGATCATAGCACACTGGCGGAGGGGGCGATGGTCCACGGCTTACTTCTTTTCCGCGGGAGGCTCGATCATGTCCCAAGCCTGGCCGACGACGAGCGCCGACGCGTACACCTTGGCGATGAGATTCTTGACGAGAACGACTTCATCGCTCGTCAGGTCGATCTCGTCTCCGGCCATCCAGATCCGCCCGGCGAGGTGATAGCGTTTTTGTTTTTCCTTGCCGTCGATCCTCTCGTCCTGGGGCGTCATGTTCAAAGCGTTGACCATGACGTCTTTCAGGGTCATGGGGTCGTTGCCTTCTTTGATCGGCTCACCCCTCATCGTTTGAAGAACCGTCGAAAGCCCCGTGATTTTCATTGTCTCCTCCTCCTTAATGATTCGCCATAGCGGACATGGGCTCATAATAGACGATCGCCCGGATCTCGCCTTGGGCGGTAAAAGCATCGACGCCCGGGTTCGAGTGCTTTTGGATCGTGATATTCGTCGTCGCCGTGGTTAAATCGACGGCCCAAGCCGCCTGCGCCGCAAGCGTCCCGCCCGTGTCGAGCCCGCCCCACGGAACATATATCTTGGTATTGATAGCCACGGCCTCCTCATGGGCGATGGTGGCCACGTTGCCGCCGACGTATTGGGCGTTCCACGTCTCGCCGGCGGCCAGCGCGGATTCGACCCGGAGCTGCGTCCCGAGAATCCTCGAGCCGGCCGGGATAGATAGCGTGATTGTGATCGTATGGTTCGCCGTGATCGCGGCCGACGCCTCCGCCATTTTCCTGACGTAGCCCCCGGTCGTCCCCATCGTCAGCAGCGTCTTGAGGTGAAAGCCGCCGTCGTAATAAAGCCGCGCCCACTCCGTGCCCGCGCAGGCCAGCACAAGATCATGGCGGGCATGAAGGCCAAGATTTTGCTTCGCGTCTCCCGCCGTCGAGTAGGAGAAAAGGGAGTTCGCTAATTGCCAGTCCACGGGCCGAGCGAGGTTGAATACCGCGCCGAGCGTCACCAGGTCCGTGAAAACCGCGTCGGTCGTGTAGGCTCCGGCGACCTTGCTGAATTGGAAAAGCAATTCGTTGTCGACGACGGCTCCTCCGCTATAAACTTCGAGACCGCCGGTCCCATTCTCATCGTTCGGCCGAGGGCTATTGATGGCTACGGAGCCCGCCCCCGCGCTCCCTATGCAGGAGTCCCCGGAGGTGAAGGCTCCCGACGTCGGCTCGAACCAGAGACGGTGAACGTCCTGCGTGCTGTATAAAATCCAGACGTTCGAGGCATTACGTCCGGTCAGCCATTTATCAACCCCGGCATAGTTAGCAAAATTGATATATTCTCGGTGATCGGCCGTGGACCCGGCCTGGAGCCGGATATGGACCTCGTTCTCGTAATCGTTGCCCACCCCAACAATATCCTGGGCATTCTTAAGGAGGACTTGGATAGTCGGCGCGTCGGCGGCGCCGAGAACGTTGACCGTCAGAAGGCCGGTCAAGTTCAGCCCGGCGAAAGTCGGCGTGTCTCCCTCCGTCAAGCCCGTAGTGCCAAGCGGCTGATTCTCGATTTTGTAGGTCGTGATCCCCGAGCCGGAAACCTGGACATCATAATTGCCGGCGGTCGCGAAGAACTGGAAGCGGCCCAGGACGTCCGTAGTGAACGGGTTGTCCTTTACGATTGTCCCCGCGGCGTCCGCCCAGATCGATGCGAGGACGACCGTGCCGGCGTTGTAGACCGTGATCGTCGCGGTCCGCGGCGATCCCACGTCTGTAGTTATGGAATTAAAATAACCGACTTTGCTCATGTTCAACCTTCCTGATCGTAGTACCCGACGAGCTGAATTGTGATCGAGCCTTCGGCCGCCAGGAGGTAAGTCAGTTCCTGCCCGCTATCGAGTCCGATGATCGCTTGCCCGCCCCAAAAGTTCGCCCAGCACGTCGCGTCCCCGGAATCGTTTATCTCCCACCCGATCTTCACCGCCCAATCTGTAGCACCCTTGGGCTTAAGATAAAGTTTGAACCACCGCGGTTCTCCTCCGCCCGCGTCCTGCCAAGCCGAGATGACCGCCGCGACCGCTCGGGCCGAAGTGTTCGCCGTGAGGTCGAGGTCGTGATTCGCCCCGTCATTGGTGAGCGTGAGCGCGGCCGGCGTCGTTTTCCATCGGAGGTATGCAGGCTTCGAGTCGATATAGGTTTTGACGTTCGGCCAAATCTGATGGGCTTCGGTCCATCCGGCCCTGATATGAGCGCCCATGTCCGCCTGCCGGGCGACTTCTTTTTCGGCCATATCACACCGCCTCCGCGGTAATCGTCATCGAGCGCCCCCCCGGCGATTTCGTCACGGCGAGGCCGCACATCAGGAGCCCCGAAGCCGAACCATTCGCGCTCGGATACCGATCCGCCGTGAGATAGAAAGCGTCCCCGGGCATGAGCTTCCACGCGATGCTCGGGATAGTAATTTCGACCGGCCGCTTGCCGAACGCAGCCACGATCTCATCGCCGAGCGCCAGGGCGTCGGACTCTGAGATAAGGGCCGTATTGTGCGTGATCGAGGTCTGCACGCGCCGCTCCCTGGCCGCGGCCGGGAGCGTCTTTTTTATATTCTGGAATCGTCCGCTTTCACCCGAGTTCTCGGCGTAGTTGACGACGAACTCCGATGCGTAAAGGCTAAGGTTCCGGCTGGATGTGATGTCCTTTCCGTGTCCATTCCTGATATAGATGGCCCCGGAAGGCGCGGCCGCCATTTTACGTTTCAGCCCCACGCGCCCGCGGGAGTCCTGGATGGAATAGGCGAAGGTCGAAGCCTCGATGAGCCGGATAAGCTCTTGCGAATCCTGTCCGCCCTTGTAGGCGCCCCAGCCCAGGTGGGCGGTGAGCGCGTCGTGCGTCGTATAGATCGAATCGAAATCCAGCTCGTCAACGGTCAGGCCGACATGCCGGATTTGAAAGTCAATGAATTGGAGGGCGCCGTGGTCGAGCGAATTATCGGCGTCGTCCACATGGCCCGTGATGTCGCCGTCGATCACGTCGGACGAGGAATAGGTGAGCCCGCGGGCAAGCGTCACCCGGCCGCGCTGATAGTCGATGAAATAATCCGTGCCCGCCACGAGCGCCACGCCGTTCTGCCGGACCGCGTCCACGCTTTTCAATCGGCCATTATGAAACTCGTATATCCGGTTCACGGTGTCGATACATTTGGGGATGACCCCGGTGTTGACCCCGTACCAGAACGGCCGCGCTTGATCCGCCAGGTTCGAGTCCATGTTTGCGAATTCGGTCGCGCTATATGTTTCCGCCGGCAAGGTCACGGCCCGGCCCGCCCGGATATCTCCGAGGGCGAGTTCGAATGCCCGACTCGACCAGGTTGCGGATTGGATCGTCGCCGTATGTACGATCTCGAGCTGGGCGTAAGTCGCGCCCGGGGCACCGGCAAGGATTCGGGCCGGACGATTTTCCCAGAGCCAGGTCTCGGCTCGGGTGTCGAAAAAGTATCCGCCCCATCCCTTACGATATCCGTTTATCAGCTTGATCGTCCCGGATGACAGGGAGAACGATCCCTGCCAGATGGGGGCGATGGACATCGAGACGTCGGGGATCCCGCCGTCCGCGATGAGCGGGAGATATTGCCGCGAGTTGAATTCGGCGATATCTCCAGCCTTGTTCCATCCCGAGAAGTAGGCCCAGAACGTGCCGACGTAGGAATAGTTGACGGGATCATCGCCCCCGCTCGCGTGCACGTACATTTTCCGCGTCGCGGTATCGTACCACCACGATCCGGCCGCAGCCTCGACCGTGGCGATTGAAGTCTTGAGGGTCAGGGCCGTCCCGTTCTCCTCTACTCCATCGAAGGCGATCCGCTTCTCGAAGTTCCCGATTTCGTAGGTGTACGTCTTGCCCGACGTAAGCGCCCAGCCCTGGAGCTTCATCGCCGGTTGGACTTCGACATAATAGCGGAGCGTCCCATTCAGCCGGCGACTCACTCGCTCGAAGGCCGACGGCGAGTACGCGGCGAGCGTCGTCCCGGAGACCGACGTGGCATAGGCCGATGACCCGACGGCGTTATAGGCACAGACCCGGACGTAATACAGGGTCGAGGCCGTGAGATTGCGGAGGAAGAAATTATCCAAACCCTTCCACGCCCGCCCCCGCTCGGTCCACGTTGCATTATCGGGCGAGGTCTCGATAATGAACCCGGCCTCGTCCGTCGCACCCGGGGCCCAGGTTACTCGCATCGATGTGTTTTGAATCTCTGAAAGGACGAGAGCCGAGGGCGCCGTGGGAGCTGAGAGCGTCGTCCCGGAGGCGACATCGGAATAGGACGAGTACGAGTCCGGGCTCCCGCTCTGCCGCGCCCGAACGCGAAAATATCTTGTGACCCCGTTTCCGGACACGGTGACCCGGTAGAAAGTCCGGTTCGGTTCGAGCGTCGCAATCTCCGTCCAGCCGGTGACGCCATCACTCGACCGTTCAAGTCGGTGATCCGTCTCGAGTTCGGAATTGTCGTCAAAGATAATTTCCAGCTGCTCGGCCCCCCAGGGCGTAACGGTGAGGTTCGTGGGCTGGGCGATCGCCGCCCAGGTCGAAGTCATGGCCGGCGAGCAGTATCCCGAGTTCCCTGAGTCGTTATAGGCCCGGACCCGGAACCAATAAGGCGTGTTCGACGCGAGCCCCGTCGCCTCATAGGTGATGATGTTCGCGGCGACCGTTCCGACTTGAGCGTAGGTGATCCCATCTGCCGACTGCTCGATTTTAAACCCGGTTTCGTTCTCAGCGTTGTCCGTCCAATTCAGCCGGATCTTCGTTGTTCCCGTGGCCGTCGCCGTGAGCAGGGCCGGCGCATTCGGCGGGTCCGACGTGAAAACATCCACATCCGCCGTAAGCCCGGACGAGACGACACCGTTATAGGCTTCGACCTGGTACTCGTACCACGTCGCCGGCGTGAGCCCCGTATCCTGCCAGCTCGTCCCGTTCGGCCCGGTTGTATGGACAAGGGCGCCGTTCCGATAAACCCGGAATCCGCTCTCGTTCTGCGAATTGTCGGCCCATGAAACCGTTACTTCCGTGTTCGAGGCGGCCGTCGCCTGGAGGTCGGTCGGAAGCGGGATCGTCGTCGTCGCCGAAACCCAGCCCGTCCAATCGCTGAATTCCCCGGGCGGTTCCGCCGTGCTCCATCCCCGGACCCGATATTGATAGGTCGTCCCATCTTGGCACGAATCGTCGTTCCATGACGTTGCGTTCCAGCCGAGCGTTCCGCCGCCGGACGGCGAGCGTTCGATTTCTACGGCCTGATATACCTGTCCGTTCGTCCAGCTCAGATTGATTTGATGCGGGCCGGCTACAACTAAAACGAGGTCGGAAGGGGCGATGACGGACATGTTACGCGCTCTTCTTTATCTCAGCGTCCCAGGTCCAGTAATCGACATGCGAATATGCAGGCCGGTTGATCGTGATGAGCCGCGCCCACCATGCGTTGCCGCTGATATTCGGAGCCGTGTAATCAAAAACGAAATCGATTGCCAGGGTCATTTGAGCTGTCGAGATCATCGTCTTGACGTTCACCCTGGCCGTGTCCGAGAGCCGGACCGAAAAGGCCATCGTATCCCGGCTGTCCCGTTCCTGGACGGTGTATTCGTTGCCGCTGGCCGAGACGTCGAGTTCGGAATCCGCGGACGGCCCTTCTTCATACCCCTCGGCCTTCCTTGCCGAGCCAAGGTCGACATACTTACCAAGGACGACAGTCCCGATCTGGATATAGTTCGAAGGGTTCGCCGCATCCTGGATGTAAGCGCGGACATATCGTTTCTGCCGGGGCGCCGCCAAGAATCCCCTGAGATTATTTCCATTGTAGGTAAGCGTGTCCGTGACGACGTTCACGGTGAACGCGGCATCGTCCGCACCCTTAATCTGGATCGTGGCCGCTGATGTGAAGTTATGATTAAAGAGGCCTACGTAATCGTAGGTTTTGGCCGAGCCGAGGTCCACGTCGATCGTCGGCGTGAGCGCCCCGGCTGCCGACCGCCAGACAAAGGATGTATCGTCGTCCTGGGTGTTCTCGGCCGGATATTGCGGATTTTCGCTCGACGCTCCGAGCATCGTTCCCGAGCGCCAGAAGTTGTCATAGATAACCCGCAGGTTAGCAACGCCGCTGTTTTCGACGGGGATGCCCATCAATTCACCGTGGCCGACTTGACCTTGATCCGCTTCGAGTCGAGCCCCTCCTGGACGATTTCCGTCACCACTTGCTTAATCCTTTTCCCGCCGATATAGATGTCCTGATAGAGATAGATCGGCCGCCCCGCGCCCTCGCCCGCGATCGCCCGGGCGGCGCGCGCGGCCGTGCCGCGGGGGAGCGGGACAACAGCCTCCTCGCCGGCCTCTCCCGCCTCAAACTTCCCATCCGCTGAAAACGCCCGCCGGGTCAGGATCCCGCCCCTGCCCAGGGGGATCGGCTGAGAGCGAATCAAGGCAATTTGAAACGCGCCGGCTGCGGCAACGATTACGCTCAAGATCGGGCCGAGGATCGGCCCCAAGGCCCATGCCCGCGTCACGCCCTCGGCTGTGTTGATAATCGCCTGGACGGTCGAAGTGTTCTTTTGGGCGATCGCCTGGGCCCGCCGGAGCGATCGCTCCCTGCTCTCGAAATCAGCCTTGAGCTTTTCCTCGGCCGCCATCCGCTCCTTTTCCTTAAGCTCCATCTCGTCGCGTTTCTTGTCGTAGGTATCTTCGAGGGCCAGGAGCTTGGCACTCCGCTCTTCGGCCGAAAGGGTCAGGTCGGCCTCGATCGCCTTTCGCTTCTCCGCGTATTCCGCCTCCAGCGCGTCGCGCTTGGCAGCCACGGCCTTCTCCGTCCCGAACTGCTGATCAAGGACCGACTTCTGTTTGTTGTACCAGATGGTAAGGGCATTCTCTTGGGCCGCCATTCTGTTTTGATAAGACTGGGCGATGATCCCGTAAAAAAGCTGGAAATTCGAGGCGACGATATCGATCGCTTTCCGGGCTTCGTCAGCCCATTTCTGCCAATCCTTTACGGGAGGAGGCTTGATTAATGAATTTTTTTTTGCCCATCCAGCCGCAATCTTCGACCAGCCGGCGTCGAGCTCGTCAAGCGCCGTACCCGCTCCCTTGACGGGCTTGATGAAATTATCGAGCTTTTTCCGCCCCTCGTCGATCACGTAGAAATCAATATCTTTAAGATCGCCCCAGACTTCGACAAACTTCTTCGCCTCCGGCGTACATCGATAGAGCTCGTCCTTCAGGTCTTGGACCTTCTTCCTAGCCTTCTCGAGGGTGGCCGGGGTCGTCTCGCCGGTCCGCTGGAGCTCGGCCAGGGCCCGCTCGGCTTCGATGAGATTCTTCGTAAGATCGGCTTTCAGCGGGATTCCGAGGGCTTTGGCCTTCTCCCGAAGTTTATCGAGCGTATCCGTAACCCCGTTTCCACGTTCCTCTATTTTGAAAAACACATCCTTTAAGGCGGCCCATCCGGCTTGCGAGGCCCTGGCTTCGTCGCCGGCGCGCTGTGCCGCGCCCGCCAGGACTATAAGCACGCGTACGAAGTTCGCGACCGCGGGAACACTCGCCATGCCCCGCTGGAAGCTTTCCCCGAATTTATCGATGAGCGCCGGGATGTTTTCGAGGATCATCTTCAAGGCTTCGAGCGAGACGTTCGCGCCTTCATTCTCGACGACATATTTCCCGAGCGCCTCCTTCGCGTCGTCCCAGGCGTTTTTCAATTGAGACAGCCGGCCGGCCATCGTGTCCGTTTCACTCTGGGCCCGGCCATACAGGACGTTGAGCTTGTCTAGGAGTTGGGCCTGTTTTCCTTCAGCACTGAGGGTTTCGTCAATCTTGATCCCGTAGCGGGCGAGGGCGATATAATTGCCTTCCATCGCCTTCGTTACCATCATCGCCGCCGATTGAAGGTCCGTCCCCATGACCGTCGCCAAACCGATCGCGCCCTTCGTCGCCCGCTCGATCCCGTCTCGGTCGAGCCTCGTCATCTGAAGGAGGAGCGTCTCGGCCCCCTTGATCGCCTCATCGTCATAGATCGTCTGTTTTTGGAGCGAGGAGGCCAGCGCGTCATAATGCCTGGCCAGAGTAGGAACGGTCCGGCCCGTAGTCTGAAGCGCCGATTCGAGGGCACGCTGTGCTTTCTCTCCCTCCATCGCCGCGGCCGGCATGGAGAGGAGTTCTTCTTTGAAGAAATTGAATCCCTTCTTCGCCAGGTCCACCGCGATCTGGGCACCAAAGAATTGCTTCCCCAGGCCGGCGATCTTTGTTCCCGTCTTATCGCTTGTCCCGCCGGTCCCGTCGACCGCGTTCTCGAAATTTTTGATAGAGCTGACCGCGCCCTGGGAATCGACGGTAATGACGTATTTAATATCGGCCATCAGCTCTTCGCTTCCTGCGCCATGAGCGCCGCCAGCCTTTCCCGGGCCTCGTGGATCAGCCCGAGTGCCTTAATGAACAGCCGCCGAGTCAGGCCCGAGTACCCCGTCCGCTCGATTTCAAACGGCATGATTCCGGACTTCATGGCGAAGGGGGTCGCATGGTCCTCGTACCAGCCGACCGTCCATCGCTCGAAGGCGCTCATCGTCCGCTCCAGCTCTTCCAGCCGGCAGTTGATGCACCGGCCCCGGTCTTCCTGCACCCCATGCTCGTGATCCTCCGGTCTCAGGATGCAGTCTTTGTATGCGATCCCGAGCCTGAGATGCTCGGTCAGTTTTTTAGGAAGTTCTCCAGGTCCGCCGCGAACGCCAGGATCGCAAAGCCCAGGTAGCCCTGCGTCCCCTTGACGACGTTGCCGAGGAAGAGCGGGAGGTACTTCCGCTTGTTCTCGTCCGTACACGGGATTGGCTTCCCGTCCATCGTCAAGTCCCATTCCACGACCGACTCGAAGAGCAGCTCCTTCGCGATCTTCGACCGCTTGACTTCCTCGCCCTGGGGGATGTCGTAGACGGCCAGGTTTTCGACCGGCTTCAACCGGAGCCGGATGATCGGGGGATCGAGGATCGTGTTCTCGATCTCGTAGGTCTGCCAGTCCGAAAGGGGCTCGACGGGTTTCAGGTTCGCCATGTATCCTCCTCGTCCCCGCGTGCGCTCACGCGAGGTAATCGGTCGTCTGGAGATTGATCATTTCGATGAAGGGCCGGGTGTAGCCCGTCATCCCGGTCGGGGCGGCCGCCGACTCCTCGGCGATGAACTCGAGCTCATCGACCATCATGTCCGCGAGCGCCGTTTTCGGCGGCTCGACGGGGATGAGCCTGGTAAAGCCGAGGAGGAGCGAGTAGTAGTACGGCGTCGCGATCAAGGCTCCGGTCCCCGTGATCGTCATCTTCTGCGCGGTCCTGTTCGCGAAGAGCGCCTCATAGGTCGTCGCCGCGAGCGCCCGCTCGAGCTTGACCTTGACCGTCGCCTTGAACGGCCCGAGGTCTTTCGGCCGGCCGATCCCGCTCGTGCCGGCCGGGAACATCCGATCGACCGGACGCTCGTACTCGACCGCGATCGAGGTGATGTCGCCGAGGAGGTCTGCCGGCGAGGCGAGCGCTGCCCCGCCCTCGGCGTTCCACAGGGTGACGAGCTCCGAGACCTTGATCCGGTTCCCGACGTCGACGTAGGTGAGCGCGTCGACCTGGGTCGCCCCGTTCACGGACGAGTTGTTGACGACGTTGTTCCCAAGGAGGGAGATCACGCCCTCGAGAAACCCATTCGCGAAATTGAGCGAGAGCTTGTAGGGGATGAACGACGGGACCTCCCAGATCCGGCCCGGGCGCTCCCCGGCGTAGGTGTAGAAGTTCGTGTAGGTGTCGGCCGTCTTGATGACGTGCTTATAGGCCGTCGTTGCTCCCTGTTGCGTCGGCGCTCCGGCCGTCCCGAAAAGACAGGCGATGAGCGAGCCCAACAGCCCCGGGTCGTACCGCATATGGAAAGGCGGCGCCCACTCGATCGCCTCGACGGGACCGAGAACCCCGCCCTGCGGCATGACCTTGTCGATGTCGTCATGCTGGACGTACTTCTGCTTGAGCGCGAGCCCCCCGTCGTTCGTGATGAGGATGCCCTTTCCAGCGCCGACCGCGGCCGCCGTGCCCCAGGTCGTGCCCTTGGCCACGCCCGCGGCATAATAGCGTTTCGAGGGGAAGGTCGGAGTCGCCATGTCAATCCTCCTTGCCGCTCTTGTGCGGCTGTTTATTTTTCGGATAGGCCGCGGCGCCCGTCCTCACCCACTCGGCGACGATCTCCGCGCCGAAGTCCGAGACGGGATAGTCCGCTCCCGGGACGAGCTGCTTGCCGTTCCGCGCCACGGAGGCGCCCAGAAGCCACGTGAATTTCTCGTTCATGGATCCTCCTCAGATCACTCCGAATGTCCCGGAGACCCGGAACCTGATTCGCTGATCGAAAAACCCGAAGCCCTCGAGGACGAGGTATCCGTCGTCGGTCTCGGGCGGCTCGTCGATCCAATAGTTCGCGGCGAGGACCGAGAGCGACCCCGCCGCTCCGCTCGAGGAGTCCGCGTCGATCGCCTTCCGGACGTCTCGGATACACCGCTCGAGCTTCGTCACCGTGTCGGCCTGGTCCTGGACGATCCCCTTCACGGAGATGTAGAAGTCCTCGTCGTAAGTGTGGGGCGCGCCCTCGAGCTCGATCTTCCCGCCCGAGGCGGTAGACACGCTGTAGCACGGAAAAGCCTTGGCCTCGTTCCAATGGACAAAGCGCTTGGAGACCTGCCTGGGCGTGTAGAAATAATTGTCTCCGGCCCGGATTTGAGAGAGGACCGCGACGACGCGATCGACAACCTGGAGGCGGAGGGGATCGGCGGGGGCGGCCATGCTAATTCACCCTGACTTGGAGATCCGGCGTGAAGATCCGGCCGGCCGAGGTCGTAATCGTGAACGTGAGGACGTACTCCACGCCAGCCGTGCCCCCGGAGATGATCTGCGTCACCTGCGAGCCGGAGATAACGCAGCTCCCCGTGAGCGTCAGGCCGGTCGGCAGGACGGCCGCGGTGCAGGTGCTGATCGTCTCGCCCGAGGCCAGGTCGGGGGGCGAGAAATAAAAGCCGACTTCGAACTTCTCAGCGACTTTCTTGTAAACGAGGGGAAGACTCATTGTGTCCTCCGCTGCGGCTGTTCGAAAATCCGCATCTTGGGCTCGACCCTTTCCGGCTGCCGCGGGACCTGGATCTCGAAGATCCTTACTTTGGGGTCCTTCATGAAAATGACGGCGAGTCCTGGGAAATAGGTGACAATCGTTCCGGCGGCGGAGAAGACGGCCTGGGCGGCAAGCGATATGATTCCCCGAACCGTTCTTCTGGCCGTTGCCTGGACCGTGCTCGCGCCCGCGACCTGACCCGCCCCCTTGAGCGTCGATTTCCCGGACCCGGAGACGGACGAGGCAGCCGCGATCGCCGCAACCCCGCGGCGGACGAGTTTCCCGGCAGCCGAGACGGCCGAGGTTGCCGCGAGAGAGGCGGCCGCGAGAACTTCCCGCGTGATCGAACCGATGGCCTCAAACGCGGATTGAGCGGCGATCGTCGCGGCGGCCCTCATCGTGCGCCGGCCGACGGCCTCGACCGTGGATTGGGCCGCAACCGAGCCCGCTCCGCTCCTCGTGACGCGGGGGACGGCTGCGGCCGTGGAGATGGCGGTTATCGTCGCAGCGGCCTGAGTCGTCCTTCGCCCCGTGGCCGTAAACGCGGACAGGGCGGCGAGAGATGAGGCGGCTTTGCGGATGAGCTTTCCGATGGCAGAGACAGAGGATTGGGCGGCGAGCGTGGAAGCCCCGCCGAAAATCCCCTTGCCCGTTCCGCTGAAAGCGGAGCTTGCGGCGATGGTCCCCGCCCCCCGTCGCGTAACCTTGGCCGCGCCCGAGAACGCTCCTGCGCCCGCGAGCGTGCCCGCTCCCCTGCGAATGGCCTTGGCTGTCCCGGAAACCGTGGAGGCCGCGGCGAATGAACCCGCGCCCGCGACGATCGCCCCTTCTGCAAAATCACCAAAATAAAAATCGTCAGCAATCCCGTACGTATAAGCCAACAGTCCAGCATAGGCCCCCGAATCGACCGGGGTCGCCGGGTTGTCCGTGAACGTGACGTCGGGGGTTGTGTCGCTTCCCCAACTTGAAACTGAATCAGGAGAAGTACCTGTCGGATTCTTCCAAATGCGAACTACTGTATCGTTCCCCGTCCCCGAGACGGTTACCCCGACAACATCCCCGTCGTCGAGCACGAGGGCCGTAGAGGCGATGAGATGGTCATAATCCGGGCCATACCAGTACGCCGTTCCACCGTCGAAAACGAATAAATAGACAGACGTTGGGGATGTATATCGGAGGGCAAGCCCATTCTCGTAATTAACGGACACCATCTTAACAAGGCCATATTGATCCGCATCCTGTTGTTGCGCCGCATCGTAATATATTAGGCCAGCCGCCGCGCCACCATTAAAAACAATCGCCCCCGTTTCTATGCTCCAGCCGGTCACATAACCACCAGACACTACCTCCGTCCAGTTGGCTAAGGTGCCGCCGAAGGCGTCCGTGCCGCGCTGATTTACACCCATTCCATCCTCAAAAAATCTCTGTTGCCGTTACCTCAAACGGCACCGGGCCGAGTGCGGCGTTCGCGGGCGTGGTGATCGTCAGCGTGGATGATCCTCCGGCCGCGACATCGACCGTAGAGAATGAAGCCGTCCAGCCGGTCGGCAAGGCGCTTGTGACCGCGAGATGCGTCACCTTGTCATACCCCGCCTGGGGCTGAATGGTAAAAACAAAACTCGCAGAAGCGCCCGGATAGATGTCCAGAGTCGTCGGAGATACCAACAAAAAAAAGTCGGGTGGCTGCACCACCCGGATCGTAATCGTAACCGTCTTGGGAGTCGCCTGGGGATCGACGACGGCAAAGTCCGCGTCGCTCCAGTCCTCGACGACGGCCTCCTGGTAGGCCCGCTCGTAGCCGAGCACCAGCGCCCGCGCGTAGAGCGACGGAAGGGGAGCGAACGGCTTGACGGTTTCGACGCCGAGCCCCCCGGCCTCTCCCTGCACCCCCGCTCCGAACATGACCAACGCGAGAACCGCAATCCCCAACACCATTCTTTTCATGAGTCTCCTCCTCGACATTCCCTGTTTGCGAGAAGCGCGAGCTTCGTCCTATCGTCTATCCCGATCTTCTCCCGGATGTTCCGCAGGTGCAGCTTCACGGTATTGATCGACCGGAATAGCGCCTTCCCGATTTCCTGGTTGGTCATACCCATTCCTAGGCACCGGAACACGCGCCACTCGGCACCCGTCAGCACGGCGTCACCGCCGGGAAATTCGACGAGGAAGCGTCCGCGCATGCCTATCGTCAGTCCAACGTCGCGTCGATGTCGCCCGCCGCGAACTTGAACGTATCGCCCGAGCCGATCGGTTTCATGGCCGCGAGCGCCCCGTGGAAAAGCATGTTCCCACCCGACGCCGCATCGAATGCGGCAAAGTGCGTGATCGTCCCCCAGCTCCCCGACGCCTCCGCGAAGCTCAGGTCGGCGGCCGAGGTGATCGCCCCGCCCGAAGCGGCGGCCCAGTCCGCCCCCACGGTCTGCTTCCGGGAGTAGTTATTCCCGACCGGCTCGGCGATCCCCGACCCGTCGTCGGTCGGATCGGCAGTCGAGAGCGCGAGGTAGATGTTCGTCGGCATCGTGAACGACGTCTTGCCGACGATGTGATCCAGGATCTTGAGTTCCGCGTAATTTGAGAATGAGCCCATGTTGGCCTCCTATAGCTCAGTTCAATCCACCGTCATTTCGGCGAGCTTGAGGACGTTCTCCGGCCGGGCGGCTTCCTCAAGGTATTCGATCCGCTGCCTCATGGGGCCGGAGAACCAGTAGGTCGCCGGCAGCCGGACCTCGTTCTTGAGGACGAAGAGCGGGACAAGCTCGCTCGATTGGCGGTAGTTCTCGCCGCCCCGGACTTTCTTCCACTTACGCTGGACGATGAGAAGGCTCCCGCCCCGACTCCGAATCACGAAGGCGTCCGGGAAGTTCTTCGGGACGCCCTTCGTCCCCGGGAGCGGGATGGCCAGGTACTTCTTGTTCTTGGGCCGGATTGTCCCGCCCACGTCTTGGATCCGAGCGTAGACGACGCTCTTCGTATTCCCGACGCCCGTCCCAATAAGCGTCCGGTAAGCGTTCTCCTCGCGCCCGATCTCCATCCCGACGTTCCGCGCCAGGTCGCCCGTCTTCCGCCCGCGCCCGGACTTCTGCATCCCCGCAGCCGAACGCTTGAGCACGCGGACGCTCTCCGCGCCCCAAGACGTCACGACCTTCTTGAACGCGCGCGGGAGCGCCTTCAGGACCTGCGTCTTCCGCAACGCCTCGGAGAAGTCCCGCGTAATCTTGAAGTCCATCTCACACCCTGTATTCGACGTATCTATCGAGGATCGCCTTGACCTGCGGGAGGAGAGGATCTTCGTTCCGCTTGCTGACTGATCCGTCCGGGAACGATCGCGAGCTTTCGTTCCAGTCGCCCTGCTGGTGCCGCTTCCACTCCGCCGCGACCTGCATGAGAGCGGCAAGCTTGAGGTCTCCGGGGAGGGCCGTCTCACCCGTCCCCGGGGTCGCTCCCTGGACGACGTAGCCGGCCTTATAGGTGATCTCGATATTCTGACGTCCTGCCGCCCAGGCCCCATCGACCCGGAAGAGAATCCCGATTTCGAGGTCCGCGAGATAATCGTAATCGTCGCCCAAGGTCAACGTTACGTCGTCCTCTTTGATCGACGTGATTGACGCGACCGGACGGACCGGGAGGAGGAGATTCTCCCTCCCCGACCCGTCCAGGAGCTTCGAGGTGTACGTCGTCAGCGCGAGCGTCCATCGGACATAGCCGTCAAAGAGCGCCGAGACGGAATCGATCAGGAGTTCCAGAACAGCGTCCCAGTCGGTCGTCGCCGTATGAATATTGCAGTACGTCTTGGCGGCGACGAGAGTAACGAGGGATGTCGCGGCAACGGCCATGAGCTATCCCTTCTTTCCCCACTTTCCGCGCTTCCTCGCTTCGGGCGCCCCGTAAACCATCTTGTTTTCGGGGGCCCTGGGCAGCATCTTCTCTTCGCTCGGCGCCGGCAGGGTCGCCCGGCCGTCCTCGAGGAGGACCGCGGCGATCGAGGCCGGCAGCTCCGCCTCGCCAGCCGGGAACGTGGCCGGGTGGATCCCGTCCACCGCAACCGTGTATGCGCTTTTCAAGATGACCTTCATCGTCGCCTCCGGAGTCTGGGACTCATGCTTGAGAATGGGAAAGAGGTCGGGGTGCCGTTCTGCGAACGACTTTCCCCGACCTCTCGTTAGCACGTTAATCCCGCCTTGCTGCCTTTAGCGCCTCGGCTCAGACGACCGGGTTGTGCCGGGCGAAGCCCTTGAGGACGTTCGCGCCGACGATGCCCGAGCCCGTGCCCGATCCGGTGGGAGCCACGAGGTTCACCCGGATGAACTGCTTCGAACCGATGTAGGCCACCGTCTTCACGGTGTTCGACTCGTCCAGGGCGGGCGAGCTCGAGTAGGTCAGCGTCGGTTCGGTCCCGATGAGATCGGCGTCCGCAACGGCGGTATAGGACCCGCCGACCGTGGCGCACTCGACGATCTCGATCCCGTAGACGTTGACCTCCGTCCCGAGAGCCCCGGCGAAGAACTCGATCAGCGCGCCCTCGACGCTGGCGAGGTCGATGGCTTCGCCCGTCACGGCGCCGCTCGCCTTCGAGCGGGCGGCCGCCGGCAGGGACACGACGGGGAGAATGCTGTGGCGCAAGTCTTTCATGTTTGCCTCCTTACGCCTTGAGGGTGAGGATTTTGATCGCCTCGGGGAGGACGACCTGGCCGCCGACCCGACGCCGGAAGAGCAGGCCGACCTGCCCGTTCGCCGCGTAGAGCTCGACGAGCCGCTGGGTTTCCATCCCGAGCCGGTCGACGATGACGTAGCCCTTCTTGAAGTCGCCGAAGGCCACGGCCTTGGCGCTCGCGGCCTCGGCCGGCATGTCGGGACATTCGACGTAGGGCCGCCCCAGAACCGTCGCGGCCGACCCGTCCTTGAGCCCCGGCTGCCACATGTAGTCGCCCGTCGTGGCGTTCTTGAGGAGGGAGACGGCCAGGGTCGACGCCCGCCGCCAGATCCACGTGCCGTTCTTGGCGTACGGGTCCTTGATCGAGTAGAAGAGCTGCTTGAGGTCGTCGGCCAGGATCTTCCCGCTGGTCGTGACGCCCGTGAACCCGGTGATGGAAGTGTTGACGAGGATGCCCTCCATCTGGCCCGACGCCGAGATCCCGGAGATCGCCTCCGTCCCTTCCTTGACGCCGAACTGCTCGGCCGCCTCGGCGGTGATGAACGCCTCCAGCGGGAAGGCGCTGTCCTCGAGGTTTTGCTTCGAGACCTTGACCAGGGCGTACATCTCCCCGGCGGGGATTTGCTCGAGTCCGAAGGTCAGGCCCGTGGTCTCGGTGCGCGTCCCGATCTCGGACGTCCGGTAGGCCGCGAACGTCCCGGTCTTCTTCGGCCAGTCGACGCCCGGCGCGCTCGTGGAGATGACGCGGGCGAGGGACCGGATCGGCGAGTACTCGGTGATGTTGGCCAGGATCTCCCTCACCAGCTCGTTCGGAGCGGCCAGGTACCCGCCGGTCGTGAGGTCGCTGATGGTCAGGACCTTGCGCTCGGCCGGGGCCAGGGCGTCGGCGCCCATCCGGATGAACTTGCCGTAGGCCGCCTTGTGTTCCAGCTTCCGCTTGTCGGGGTCGTCGCTCGGGCCCGCGGGCGGCGCCTGGAGCTTGACCAGCGCGGCGGAGATCTCGTCCAGCCGTCCACCGATCTTCGTCTGGAACTCGGCGAACGCGGCCGTGTCGGTCTTGCCCTTGAGAAGCTCGTCGTTCTTCTTTTGAAGATCGACGATGAGCTTCTTCTGCTCTTCGATGAGTTTCTTCAGCTCTTCGTCCAAAGTTACACCTCGCTTTGAAGTAGTCTGGCGAACTCGCTGTTCGCCGACTTCACGGCCTCGATGAGGCCGCTATCCGCGGGCGGCTCGTTTTTCGGAGTGCCTGCCGGCGGCTCCGTCTTTCCGAGTGCCAAATGGGATTCGAGATTGCGGAGAAACGCGAGCTTCTCCTCGTCCGTGATCGATTGAGGGTCGAGGTCGCCGAGCTCGGCGGCGATCCTGGCCATGCGGCTCTTGACGTCGGTTACGACCGCGCCCGGGCACGCCTGGAAGTTGCAGAGAGAGACTTCCCAGAGCTCGATCTCTTTGAGATGACGCTCGTTGGTCGCGCGGTCGATCGTTTCCTTGAGCACGTTGTAGCCGATCGATAACCCGTCGAGCGTCCCGTTCTTCATGTTCACGTAGGCTTCGCGAGCCCTCTGCAATTCGAGATAGAGCTGGCCGGATGCGACCCGGAGGCCCTTTTTGTCCTCTTCGAGCTCGATGTATCCAATGGCCGGAACCCAGGCGTCGTGGCTCCACAGGAGCTTGAATCTCTCGCGCTCCTTCAGGGTTTTCTTGAACGCGCCGAAGTCCACGATATCGCCATACGAATCGACGACCCCGAAGATCGAGGCATAGCCGGTGAAGTGCCCTTCCTCATCGATCGATTCGGCATTGGCCTTGAATCGGAAGTATTTAAGCTCTTTGGTTTTCATGGCCATCCTCACTCCCCGACCACCGGATACGTCGTACAGAGGCAGTTCACGACGTTCCCCGCGTCTCCGCCCGGATCTCCCGGATAGGCGAGGATCTCGCTTCCGACTTTGAAGTCTTCATCTAGCGCGACCTCCTGGCCGTCCGCTTCCATGTGGGCCTCGCGGCTGTCCTCGACGAACGAGCACAGCCAGCCCTTCCGGTCCACGAATCCGATCTGCCGATAGCCTTCGATCTGGCCGGCGTTCTCGACCTTCCCGGTCTCGGTCCTGGCGATCCGCCGGGCACGGGCGATCGATAGCTCTTCGAGCTTCTCCTTCAGCCCCTGGGTGATCTCCTCAACCGTGTACCGCTCGGCGTCAAAGGCAGTAAGGAATCTGCCGATCTCCTTGACCGTCTCCTCGTTGATCCATTTGGCCGACTCGGCCAGGAGTTTCTCGATAAGCTTCTTATGCTCGGCCGTGAGATCGAACGTGGGATCGCCCTTGGATTCCTCTTCGAAGTCGTAGAGCTTCCCGGACGAGAGCCGCATCCCGGCCGTACCGGCGGTCTTGAAGAGCCAGCGGTACCTGGCGCGGAATTTCCCCGCGAAGGCCGCGTTCTCTTTTTCGAGGTCGACGAGGCTCTCGGCCCGCAGATCCGCCGGCGAGCCGGCTGAGCGGGCCTTGGTGATGATGTCTTTATTCTGCCGGGCTAGGAAAGCCTCCGCGTCCGCCAGGAGTCCCCGCTCCTTCGCCTTGACCCGGGCGATGAAGTTGTCCCACAGGGCCCGCTTCTTTTCGGGCGCGGACCACAGGCCCTTCGTCGCCTTCCGGGCCTTCGGTTCTTCCTCGGCGTCAGCCTCGGGATCCGGCTCGGGCCCTGGTTCAGGCTCGATCGGCTCGGGCGGCGCGACCGCGTCTTCGAGCGGAATCTTTCCGATAGGGACGAAGATCGTTTCGCCCAGCGGCCCGCCGATCTCATCCTGTCCCGTGGCCTTCCGCAATTCGTCCAGCCGGAGCCACCAGGCCCCGGCAAGGTATGTGTAGAGCTTCTCCCGATTCTCCTGGAGCGCCGGAATCTTGTCCTTATTCACGGCCAGGACGACGCCTTCCCCGAACATGGGCGAGAGCCAGAAATTCAGATCGTCCGCGAACTCGTCCATGAGCGGGATGACCGTGTCCTCATATAGCCCTTTGCGCGCTTCGATCTTGTTCGAATACGTCGCATACTCCGAATCGCCCACGAGACACGGGTCGACGTTAAACACCGTGCAGATATCCCGCCGGTTAAACTTCGTCGTGTTGAGCCAATCCATCTCCTTGGCCGTGAGCATGAAGTTGACCCACTTCAGCCCGCCTTCGAGGAGAAGCGGCTTGCCGGCGTTTGCGTAGCCCGACCATTCCTGCTCCATCATGGTCTTAAGGCGCTTGAACTGCGTATCGTTCAGCGGCGTCTCTGCCGAGAGCGCTCCGGGTGGCCTCATGTCGTTCTGGAGAAGGCGCATATTCCACTCGGACGACATGTTCGAGATATCGACCGCGTGAGAAGCCACGGAGAGCGGGGAGAGTCCGTAGAAGTCATCTGTCGGGTGGAAGAGCTTCGAGTGCAAGACCTGGCCGGGCTCGAAGGTGAGCGGTTCGCTGGAAACGCGGTATTCATACCCACCGACGAGCTGGCCTCGCGTGCCGGGCAGAACCTTCATCCTGTCGGGCCGTGGCACCCAGAGGGCCAGCGGGGGCTGCGTGCCGATCCGGCCGGCCACCACATAGCGGTTCCCGCTGAGGAGGAAGAAGCTGAAGGCCTTCGTGATAAAGGCCCGGCGCCCCTCTGTGTCGTTCGGGCGATTGAGGAGATTGAGGATCTTGTGCTCGGGCGCGTCCTTCTCCCTGACCTTGGCCGTCCACTCGATTCCTGCCGCCGATCTGGCGATGAGGTTGACGCAAGAATAGACGGCCATGCAGTTTTCGTACCCCGCTTTGGAAAGGGACGCGTAGTCCGCCGGCGTCCAAAGCGCGTTCTTGCTAAGGCCGAAAAGGATGAACCTGGCGAACGGATTGTCGATCCCGGAGACGGCCTTGCGGAGACGCGAGAAGATGCTCAATCTGCCCTCAGAAAGCGATGCCGATGAAGGCTACCCGTAAATTCTTGTTGTCGCCGACCTTGTTCTGGACCTTTAGAACGCCGCCCTCGAAGTAGGTGTTATAGGTTGAGGCGTTGTCCTTGGTCGTGGTAAACGTAGCCTCGGCCGAGCTTGGAGTCAGGGTCGTGTTCGCGACCCAGTAGAACTCAGCCTCGTTTCCGGTCGACTCCTGGACAATGAGAAGACCATAGGCACCGGCCCAGGTCGTGACCAGCACTTCGTCGGTGTCGAAATCGGGATCGGCGCCAACCTGGGTCCCGGTGAATCCGTTGAAGGTTCCGACCGCGGACGTGGACGCCATGACGGGAATGTATCCGGCGGTGCCGTTGATGTTGACCTTGGCCCAACCCGAGGTGGCCAGGCCGGAGGCCGCGTCGATCGCCTTATGGGTTCCCGCGTTGGCGTCAAAGCGGAGGAAGAATGCGTTGGTCACGGCCGCGCCCTTGGAGACGGCAGGGGTCAGGAGGTCGAAGTAGTTGTGGCCGGCGATCGTTCTGGCGGTTAGGGTCGAGATGTCGATCGTGCAGCCGGATCCGGCGCCCCCGGTCGTAGCGTGCGCGGCGGTGGCGTCATAGCCTGTGCCTCCGGCCGAGACGGTGACCGCGGTGACCGTGCCCGTCCCGTCGACCGTGGCCACGGCCAGCTTGCCGCCCGTTCCTCCCGCGACATCGAGCAGATCCCCAACGTGGTATCCCAGGCCGGCGACGCTGATCCCAACCGTATCCAGGTGGCCATCGCCGGCGTCGACCGCGGTGATATCGGCCACAAAGCCAGCCCCGTTCCCGCCCGAGCAGGCCTGGGTCGATACGGTATAGCCAGTCCCCGGGGTGTCGATCGTGATCCCCGTGACGTGCGCGTCGCCGTCGATTGTCGAGACCGTGACCTGGCCGCCGGTCCCGCCGGCCACGTCCAGGACGTCGCTGACGTGATAGAGGGTCCCGCCGGCGTTGACGGCGACCGTTGCGATGATTCCGTCTCCGACATATGCGGGCGTCGACCTCCAGGCCGCCGGGTAGTCGTCGTTCGCGCCCGCGGTGATCGATTTCGCATAGGCGAGGTAGCCGGCCCGGAAGGTCGGGGAGGCCGTGGTATCCAAGCTCTGGTTGATAGTCGAGTCCCCGGTAAGGGTGAAAGTCTTTGGCGTCGTCCCTCCGGCTAGGGTGAATCCCACGGCCGCGGCGGTCGGGGTCAATCCGTTGTACGTCTTCCCGGACAGGGCCGCGGCGATATTCGCGCTAGAAACGGGTACGGTGAGCCCGGTCCCGTACGTCGAGACGTCGGTCGCCCAGGTCCCGAACGCCCCGATGACCTGCCAGCGGTTCGTCTGGGCGTAGACCAGCGTAATCGAGGCGTAGGTCTCGGTGGCCGTGGTGTTTCGGATGTACTGCCCGACGCCGGAGTCGGCGATGTAGTCCGCGGCCGCGGCCTGGATCGTGACGTTTCCCGCCCCCCGCTTCTGCACCGTGATCGTCATCCCGATCTGGGCCGGGGCTGGGCCCGGAAGGTAGATCGTCCTGGCGGAGGCCGAGTTCATGATGATGGTCGAGCCGTGGTCTGTCGGGAGGACGGCATAGTCCGCGGTCTTGACGGAGACGGTCCCCAGTTGGCCGAAGGAAAGCACGGCCAGGGGGATGACGAGGAATAGGGCGAATATTTTTTTCATCGGGAATCTCCTTCGCTCCGCAGGGATCGGATATTCGGTTCGATATTTTTCGGCTCGTAAAACGCCAGGAGAAAGGCGTCCGCGTCGTCGGGGCTCTTGCCCTGGAAGCGGGCCTTGTAGTCGTCCTTGCTCTCGATCTGCCGGCGGCCGCGCTTGTCGAGGGCCTTCGTCTTTCGGTTGACGAGCTCGGCCTCGAGCCGGTCGTCCCGCGGGCAGGCGATGTCCTGGATGAACTTCCCGACCTCGTACCACATCTCGGTCACGGCGTTCGGATAGTGATCGGGGTCGGAGGCCTCGGCGCCGAAGTTCACGGGGACCACGTCATAGCCCCTCGATTGGAGGATGTCCGTGACGCCCCCTCCGACCCCGGTATCATCGACTTTAATCCGGATCGTCTTGTCGAAGCCGGCGAACCGCTCGACCTCATCCGCGACGTAGACGAGCTTCTCCCGCTCGGGGAATGCCTTCGGCTCGATGCGCTTCCTCGCCGCGACCTTCAGGCCCTTGGTACGATACATCACGGCGTCGTCTGTTCCGCCGCGGGCGACGTCGACGCCGATCCGCTCGGTCCCCTTGTCGTCGAAGTCGGCCCGCTCGCCGTTCGTGAACATCCGCTGGACCTGGGAGAGCTTGATGATCGAGTCGGCCCCCTCGTCGACGATCTGGCCCAGAACCTTGGTCTGGAAGAGGATCGAGTCCTTCCCCCATTCCTTCTCGCAGTCCGCGATATAGGCCGGGGAAGCGATCTGAATATTGACGTCCTTGGGGTCCACGTACTTGAGCCGGAAGACGTCCGGCCGAGTCAGGTCCCGCATCTCGATGCCCCGGAACTTCTCGCCCGTCACGTAGGGCGAGTCGAAGGCCGAGATATGGATCCGGTTCCAGTCGGACTTCTCTTTCTCGAAAATCTTGTAGTACTGCTCGCCGACCTGGACACCGTCCGTCGTCGAGATCGCGAGCCAGCGGCAGAGCCCGCCGGTCATGAGCCCCCGGACAGAATCCCAGAGCCATTGAGGGATGCCCTTGGCCTCATCGAAGATGAAGAGGATCGCGGGCGCGTGCCAGCCCTCGGCCCGGGCCGGCTTGTCCGTCGAGAACCCGAAGGCGTAGTGATCGGGATCGTCCTCGACCTTGATCTCGGTCTTCAGGCATTCCCCCTCGAGCCGGATCCGGCTGTGAGCGTAGATCGTGTTGATCTCGGACCAGAGGAGCATCTTGATCTGCGGGAAGGTCGGCGCCGTGGTGATGACCTTCGAGTTCGGGATGCAGTTCAGGAACCAGACCGCCGCCTCGGCCGCGGTATAGGTCTTCGAAACGCCGTGAGATGCGCGGGCAGCCGTCTTTTCATTGTCGCGGATGGAACGAAGGAGATCCCGCTGTTTGGACCAGGTCAGATGACCGAGCGCGTGCTCCACGAAAAATACTGGATCGGCGCGATAGCTCGACATGAGCTCCGCCATCACCTGACCCGTCTCCCGCTCAGCTGCCAGTTCCATCCCGGTATGCCTTCTCGGACTTTTTGAGCGCGCCGATCGAGAGCTGCCCGTGGAGGGTGAGGTCCCCGCCAAACTCGGTCTTCTCGATGTAGCCGCGCTTCTTGGCCCGCGTCTTGAGGAAGAAGTAGACCGCGGACGGCTCCATGCAATCGATCAGCTTATGGAGCTTGTCCTCGACGTGGTCGATCAGCGATTCGAAGGCTTCGGCCGCGGCGGCTCCGAACACGGGATCCTTCTCGCACCAGTCGTAGAAGGTCCCGCGATCGATTCGGATCCTGGCGCTCGTCGCGGTGACGTTGCAGCGGAGCTTCGGATAGAGCTTGAGGAAGGCGGCCTTGAGAAGCGCGGTTTTATCCGTCGCCTTTTTTATGGGCGTGGATTTTGTGGAGGGCCGCCGGGGCGTCTTCGCCACTCGTTTCTTTGCCGTTTTCTTCATGCGTTACCGGGCTCCCCCGGGGCCGGAGGGGAGAGAATCCTCGCGACCCCGGAGGTTGCCGAACGAAAGGAGGAGGGACATGGTTATGATTCACCCTTCGCCGCTTGGCCCGCACCCTTCGCCCCCTGGGCCGCCTGGGCTACGGCGAGTTCTTGGAGCTTGGCAAATATCTGCTGATGATCTTGCCGATTCTCATGGCGCGATGCGGCGATGGCCGAAGTCAAGGATTGGCTCGTCGTTTCGACCGCGCTCATCCGCCCCTCGAATTTGACGTGATAGGGGCAGCCGGCCGGGGCGACTCCATCCAGGGGATGGCCGATCTCGACGTTGACCGAGCCTGTTCCTTGCGCCTGGACCTCCTGGCCATTCCGTCTCTGGGCCAGGGCCTTAAAGCCCGCCCGGGCGAGGCCGACGATGTTCGTAATGACAAGGGCAAGGGCCGCGTAGGTGATGACGCCCTGGCCGGGGATCGCGCTCGCCGCTTGCTGTGCCGTCTGCGGATCGATCATTCACTTCCCCCTCAGGTATTTCCTGAGCTTGACGATCTCTTGCTCCAGCTCCAGGACCCAGGACACGAAGGCCGGATTGACGACGAGGTTCCCTTCGGGGGTGAACGAAAGGGGATTGAGCTTCACGGCTTCGGACGGCTTGAGCACATCGTAGCCCTGCCCGAGGTCAGGCTTGTACTTCGGGCAACAGGAGCTACTGGCCCACGCTAAAAAGAATAGCGCGAACAGCAGCAGCGTCGCGGTTCGTGCACGCTTCAATCAATTTCTCCCTTTTCTTTTCGTCGGCCTCTTGGGCCGCGTGTTCCTTCATGTTCTGCCACGCCTCGGCAACCAGCTCCCCAAGCCCTTCGAGCTTGGCGAGGAGCGCCAGGATTTCGCCGAGGTCGATGCTCATAGCGCGAGCCTCACATACTTCTCGATGAACTCGGCCATGTTGAAGCGGACGCCCGGGCACTCGGTGAGGTTGAACTTCGAGTGAGGGTAGATTTCGGTCAGCTCGATCCCGAAGACCGCGCAGAGCTGCGCGACGACCCGAGCCGCTACGAGGAGCTGAGCATGGGGCGGAGGGGCGAGGCTGAAATTCCCGACGAGGCAGATCCCAAGCGAATCTGCGTTGTGCTTCTTGGTGTGCGCGCCGGGGATGCAGAGCGGCCGGCCGTAGAGGGCCTCATAACCGACATCGACCTGCTCGATGACGGCGTGATAGCCGACGTCGATGAAGCCGAGGCTTTTGTGGTAAGCCCGGATCCCGGGAAGGCTGATGGCCCGGCCGTCTTCCGCGGCCGAGTGGTGCATGATAATCCGCGTCGGTGTAAAGGAGCTTTTTCCCACGCCCCCATGATAAGGGGTGGTTTAGGAAGGGGAATTTCGAACGGACGGGGTTCCGGCTCGTCTTAAGGGGAGGGGGTGCCGACACCCCGTCCAACAAGGACGCGGACCCCGTCCAACAAAACTCTTGACAAGGAGATTGTTCCGTAGATCAAAACACGCGCTTGATGTCGAATACGGTCGGCAGCCCTTCCGTCATCTCGGCCTCCCAGACCTCCCTGACGCAGTTGGATGGCACCTGGTAGGAGCGGCACGCCTTCATGTCTCCGACGCCCGCCCTGTGGGAAACGACGCGGATGAATCGGGCCTCGGAATAGCGAACGGCGATGAGGGAGAACGGGCCGCCGTCCGTGGTGATGATGCCGTATCCGGCCCGGCGAAGGTTGTCGGCGGCCGCGGCGCGGGCGCGAGAGATTCGCTTCTTGATCGCTTGTTCGGTCATGTTCACTCCCCCGCGACGCTGATCCCGCCGACGCGCAGGATCTTCCGGCCAAGGGCGACGACGTCCTCGATCCGGATGACGACGGCGCTGCAGTGTTCGCACGCGACGGCGAGCCCGTTCTCCCGGAGATGCGTCCTGACCTGGGAGCGGAGCCAATCCATCGTGAGGTAGTCGACGGCCTGAGGTCCGGGCCCCGCATCTCCGTTTCCATCGGGCCGCTCCCACTTCCGCCGAACGTGTTCCGGCGGTGGAGCGGCGACCTGCGCAAACCCGTCATAGATTCGCTTGAGCGCCGCGCGGGCAATCGTCCGGCTTCGGCCGCCCGCCCCCTTCTCGAAGGTCACGACCGTTCCGATCGAGCAGCCGGCCTCTTGCGCGACTTGTTGCTGCGTTTTCCCGGCGGCGAGACGAAGGGCCGCGAGATCATAGGCCCCGCCGGCGTGGGCGCTGTCCGCCTTGGTTCGGGCGCCACCCCTGGTTTGTTTATTCCTGCGGATACCCTTTCGGGCGACGGGGCCCATCGATTTCATTTTTCCACCTTGAGGATCTCGGCCGGGACCTTCCCGACCAGGTCGACGCCGCTCTTGAGGAAGACGTCGATGAGCTCGGACTTCTTGAGTTTCTCCGGGGCAAGGCCCTTCATCTTCTCGGCCAAGTATTTTATGACCTTGGGATCCGCGAAGACCCCGGACTTCTTCCCGAAGGCGAGAAGCTCGTTCTTGGTCTTCTTGGCCAGGTACTCCTCGTCGACGGAGAATTCCTTGGCCAGGTCGACGCCGAGAAAATCGGCGATCAGGCGCCGGTTCGTCGAGCCGAGACCGCTCCAATCCCCGACGTCCTGGCCCTCGATAAACATGGCCTTGACGGCATCACGAAAGATCGGCTCGATCTTCTCATACGGAAGCGCCAAGAACTTCGAGAAGAGATTCTTGTCCGCGCCGAATTCGTCCTTGAGGCCCAATACCTTCCGGAGGACGGATCGCGCCTCTTGATTGGCGTGGGCCAGGCACATGAGGAGGACCGTCTTCGCTTTCTCGTTCTCGGCCTGGAGGCCTTTCAGGATCTCGGGCACTCGCTTCTTGAAGAACCGATTCCTGAAGTACTCGCCATGCCAGCTCACCCGCGGGGCGTTGCCAGCCGCGACGGCCTTCTTTTTCGCGGCCTGGGTCGTCGCCCTGGCGGCCGCCTCGCCGGCGTTGCAGACCTTCAGGAAGCAAGCCCTGTCGCCGAGGCAGACGATCGGACCACGGTACTTATCCCTCTCGCCGGTCAGCTCGATTATCGTCCTGAGATTGATGCACGAGAAACACTTCTTCGCCGTCGTATTGCCTCTATACGATCCGAATTCGTTCTGCCTGTTATATCCCCGCCGGCCCCATTCGTCGGCGAAGATAAAGCCCGGCGTTTTGGTCGACTTGGCCAAATCCGTTTCCGGCCAGTGCTCGTTGAGCCAGCCCCCCTGCTTTCCCGCGAAGCATGAGGACTTCATGCAGACGGCTTTCCCGGAGGCCTCGATGTCGAAGAGGGTTTTCTGGACGGTGCTGTTGCTCGGACACGACGCGCATTTCGCCGTATTGAAAAGCGCGGCGGCAAGCGGGACGACGTCGTCGTCGATCTCCGCTCGAAGCTTCGCCACCGAGTAGCCCTCGCGCATGACCTCGGCAAAAACCTCGAGCCGTGCCCTTTCGTCCGGGATCCGGAGGATCTGCGCTAAATGCCCGTAGGCGAGCTCGCCCTTCTCCCAGGCCGCAAGGATCTTCTTCGGGAGTGAGAGAACCTCTATCCTGCCGCGGATATATCCCGGCCGGATCCCGACCTTCTCGGCCAGGTCCTTCACGGCACCTTCACCGTGCCGACCCGTCCAAGCCTTGAACGATGTCGCTTCCTCTAGCTCCGTCAAGTCGTCCCGCTGGAGGTTCTCGACGAGCATGAAATCATCATATGCCTCGTCGTCCGAGAGCTCCCGGACGATGGCCGGGATCGTCTCGAGCTTCACGGCGCAGGAGGCCTTGAACCGGCGCTCGCCGGCGACGATCTCGTAGTGGCCGGGGATTCCCTTCTTCGACGGGATTTCCCGGACGATGATCGGCTCGATGACGCCCTTCTGTTTGATGGACGCGCAGAGCTCGTCGAACTTGTCGCCAGAAAAAGATCTTCGTGGGTTTAATGGGCTCGGCACGATGTCTGTGAGGGGGATCTCTTTGAACACTTTCTCTCCTTTCTTCCCGCAGGGAGGAGGGGCGGGAGCCAAAGCCCCCGTCCCCCCGCTCCCCTCAGACGACGGCCGGACTCGGCTTGGCCTTGAACAGAATGCCGACGATGAACGTCAGGATCCCGATGATCACTTCCGGCGCAGGGATGTTCACCCCCGCGGTCCCGAGCGCCGCGATGATGCCGGACGCGAAGGTAATCCAGAATTTCGGGTCCTTCCATTTGTCGGCCTGGGCGCGCATCCGCGCGCAGTCGGCCTTGGCCTCGTTGAAGACGTAGACCAAGATGGCGCCGAGTCCCACCGTCGCGGCCGTCATGTCCGGCGACAAGCCGAAGGTCTGGGTGAGAAGCGCCGCGATCGCGCCGAGGACGGCGATGACGACGAGCAAGAACTTGCGACTCATTTTGAGTCACCTCCCGTTTTATTGTCGGCCCGCGTGGCGGGCTCGATTGAAGACGTTTTGCGGAACTCGATAACGGTATGCGGTTCGCCGATCGTCTGCGCGACACCGAGATCGAGCCAGCGTTCGGAGTCATTGCGGATAAGGCCGACGTCGCGCATGGCGTCGATGATCGGCTTACAGCCGCCCCAGGAATTCTCTCGATCGAAACGGCGACTCAAGAAGATCGTGATATTGACGCTCATCTTCGGAGTTCTTTCCCCGGCCGGAGAAAAGCCCACGCGGGCAAGCGCGACCTTGAGCGCCCAGGCCCAGTGTTGGCGCAGTCGTTTTTTCACGGCCCAGTGCATCCGGAGATACTTATTGAGCGACGGAGGGACGTCGGGGATCGTGATTAGGGTCCAGCCTCCGAGAGATTCGATAGTTCCGAGCTGCTCGCCGTCGAAGTATTTCACAGCTCGAACTCCTGCTGGATCTCCCGGACCGGCGTGAGCTGTGGGAAAACCGCGTAGATCCGCCGGACACGCAGATCGGCGATCCACGGCGGAACCTTGGCCTTGAGGTATGTTCGGAACTCCTCGACCTCTTCCGTCGTCGTCGGCCACCACAGGCCCGGATCGCCGGCGCAGAGCGGGAGGGTCGCGTAGAGGGCCCGGAACCGCCGATCGTCGAGGACGAGGTCGGGCCGGCAGATCGTCCGGAGCCACTCGTTGATCTGGGTTCGGAGCTCGTCGCGAGGGATGGCCCGGACCTTGCCCCGGTGCCTCTGCATGAACTCCATGATCCGGATCTTGATCCGCTCGCGGTTGTTGAGATCGTTCACGATTATTCCCCCTCTCGATGCTCGGGCAACATGAATCCCTGGGACTTGTAGGCCAAGTAAAGAGTCGTCTTCCCGTTGTAGATATAGGGCATGAAAATCTCAAGAAATTCAGCCTGATTCATTTCGATTAGGGAAAGCTGAATTTCGATCCAGTCCTGCATCAGCTTCCATGCCGTTCTTTTGGCCTGGGCGGAGACTCTCTCCTCCCATCCATAGGTTGATTTCCTGGATTTCTCCCGCAGTACGGCCTCGACCGCATCGACATTAACGGGGAGTCGGATAGCTACTTTTTTCCCTTCCTCAAAGGTAAATGAGAAACACAGCGCCACCGGCTCCCCGTCTCGATAATCCTTCGTGATGTTATCGGCTCCGCCCTGGACGAGTTTTTCTTCGATCCGGGAAATAGTCCGCGAAGCCGGAACGGTGCTTGTGTAGTTTTTCATCACACCCCCGGCTCGATCCGGACGCGGATCGACGGGGCTTCGCTCAGCCGCTCGAGGCGTTCTCCGAGCGCCCCGATGATTACGTCCTTCTCGGCGATCTCCGGCGTGAGTTCGGCCGCGGCCTCCATGCGGCCGTTATGGCAGCCGAGCTCGTAGCCGAGATAGAGTCCCAGGCACAGGACTCCGATGACGACCAGGCCGAAGATGAGGATGAGAAGCCCGTTGATTTTTTCATTGTCCATAAGGGTCCACCTTTGACCTGCGAATTTTTTTCCAGAGTCGGCGTCCGCAGAGATAGGTCAGCCGAAGCATCCGCCACTCGTCGACCCGGTTCGCGGCCTCGATCGGGTATTTCTGCGCCCATTCCGCATCGGCCTTTTCTCGTTCCTTCCCCGCCGGCATGGACTCAACGGCCCATCGTTCGAGCGTGGAGGGATGAAAGAAGCCGGGGAAAATCATGCTCGCCCTCCGACGCGATGCTCGCGCCGTCGTTCGTTCTCAAACTTCACGGCCAGCCTGAACCAGTTCCGGAACTGGAGGCAGAGGTTCGACTTTGGGCCGGGCGGCTTGTCGCGCAGATGGGCGAGCTTTTTTTCTAGCTCCGTGCCGAGCTCCAGGAAACGATGATTCCAACAGAGGGCGAGGAGGTAGTCGTAAAAGACCTGGTTCTCCAGGAGCTTCTCAAAGCCGTTCTCCTTGAAGATCCGGCGGATCTCCGGGACGGCTTCGGTAAGGAATTTCGAGAAGTCCGGATCGGATGGAGGAGGGAGAGGGGGAGGTTCCCCCCTCTTCTTCTCTTTAACTTTAACTTTAACTTTAACTTTAACTTTAAGAGGGATTTCATCCTGATCAGATCCGGATTCCCTCCGGAGTAAGTCAAGCGTAGATCCCGAGATGATCTCAACCCCATCAGAAGTAGGAAGTGGAATAACCGGCTTGGCTTCTCGATCCCGATTTAAAAACGGCTGTTTTTCTTCGAACGTCGGAGCCTGAAGGTAGACGTCTCCATTGACGCGATAACGGACAATAAGGCCCACGCCCGCAAGATCGTCGAGATATTCCTCGATCTTCCTTGGTGATTTTTTAAGTCTTGTGAAGACCTTTCCGTTGACGACCTCTGGATCCCCGGAGAAACAGCCGTTAACGTCGACGTGAAGAATAAGCCAGGTGTAGAGAAGCCTGGCCCCATCGGTTTTTAAAAGGGAAAGTTTTTTGGATTCGCTGATGGACTTCAAAATAATCCGCCCTGCTGGCATGGATCATCCTTTCGATTTGTTCCGACCGATCAACGCTCGCGCTTGAGCATGGACAATGCGATGGCAAGTTCCACAAAGCGTAATCCCATTATCGAGATCGAATTGCCTTGACCTGTTTATGCTTCGAGGAACGATATGATGGGCTTGCATCGCGACTCGAAGATTCGTTCCCGGAACTGGCTCATGAGCCACGCCGCAGCGCTGGCATTTCATTCCGTCGCGCTCGAGGATCGTGGCCGCCCAAGTCCCCAGCGTTTTGATCCGCGGAAGAAAAAGACGGCTGGGCGGGACCGAAGGAGTGACGGCCCGACGCGGTTGGGGCGCGCTTTTTTCGCCCGGCCTCTGTTTCATGCTTCTCAGTTCTCGACCGTTATCCGTCCGTCCTCGACCCGGATGATCGCATCCGCCAGGTCGACAAGATTCGGGGAATGTGCGACGAACAATAATTGGTGAACTTGGCCGACCCGGATGAAGGCGCGGAGCATGGCCAAGTATCGCTCGGCGTTATCCGGATCCAGGGCCCCGACCGTCTCGTCCCGGACGACCGTCCCGAGCGATACGCCGGCGGCCTGGGCGTGGAAGAGCCCGACCGCCAACCCGAGGGCCTCGCCGACGATCACCTTCTCGCCCCCGCTGAGGTCCTCTCCATTCCCCTCTCGGCCCCGCTCGTTGTCGATGACGACGATATCAAACGTCTCCTTGACGCCCTTGCCGTCGGCCTTCGCGGCCTGGGTATCGAGCCGGATCTGGAACCTCGGGCCGTAGGCATCGGCCAGGAGTTCATTGGCCAGGGCGCTCACGCGCGGGCCCGCGGCGTCGAGCTCAAGGGCCTGGACGCCTTCCCTGCCGAGGCCTCTGGCCAGGAACCGCCAGTCGGCGAGGTCCCGCTCGCGGGGGGAGATCCAGGAGGAGAGCTCTAGGGCCTTCGCCTCGGCCGCCTTCGCGGCTTCGACCTGGGCTTCGAGCCGGGCGGCTTGGAGCTGGCCATCCTTGGCCATCAGCTGAACGGTCTCGAGCCCTTCCTCGGACTCGGCGAGGTTCGCCTTGACCTTGGGAATCGCCGTCAGATCGACGAATGGAACAGCCAGCGTGGCCGCGGTGACCTCGGCCCTGGAGTCGGCGACCTGAACATTGGCGGCCTTGAGGCGTTCCTGAAGGGCCTTGGCCTCGGCCTCGGCTCGATCGAGCTGCGATCTCCGATCATGGGCCTTGAGCTTCGCCAGCTCGTCGGCCAGGCGCCGATACTCCACGCGGAGCTTTTCGACGTTCGCCCTGGCCACGCCCGAAACTTCGGAAGCCGTGATCCAGCTCGCGTTCGCCTCCTCCCACTTGGCCTTTGCCTTGCGGATGGCCTCTTCCAGCGCTGGCCCCGCCGTCTCGAGTTCTGTGATCGCCTTCTGCGCTTCGTCGCGCGTCCGGAAATGACCGACGAGTGCGGGGCAGCCCGCCCTTGTTTCGTCCGCCAGGGCGCCGGCGCAGGGCACGGCCGCCGTTGACTTCATGGCCAGCTCGAGCCGCCGATTCGCGTCGGCGAGCCTGGCCTTAGAATCCATCTCAGCCCGGACGGCTTCCTTATGCGCTCGTTCCGCCGCGCCGAGCGAACCTTCGGTCCGGGAGAACTCCTCGCTCCGCTTCCTTTCCTCGGCCGCGGCGGCTTCGCCGGCGGCCCGGTTCTTCTCGAGCTCGGCTTCGATCGAGGAGATCTTGCCGGCGAGTTCCCGGATGGCCGGGGCATCGCGCAGGATCGAATCGAGCCCGGAGAGCGTGGCCTGAATCTTCGTGACTTCCTGGGCGAGCCGTTCCGCCCGTTGCTTGGCCTCGAGGACGGCCTTCTCAGCCCTCGCCGCTTCGGCCTGTGCCGCGGTCAAGCGCTCGAGCTCGGCCTTGGCCGTGTCCCGGGCCTTCTCCGCTTCCTTCACAGCCGCGGCCTCGGCCTTGACGTTTCCCTTGGCCCGCTCCAGCGCTGCCTCGAGGGGGCCGAGATCGGCCGTCCCGGCCTTCACGGCCTCGAGCGCCGCCCGGATCCCGGCGAGCTCGGTCTCGGCCTGTCTGGCCCTTTCCCGGGCCGCTCCGGCCATATCTTCGAGATGGCCGAGCCCGAGGAGGCTGCCGAAGAGTTCGCGCCGATCCGCTCGGTTCATCTTCATGAGCGAGCCCGCCCCGGTCTGGCAGGAGAATGCGGCCGCCAGGTACACGGAGAGCGGCGGGAATTTTTCGGCGATCACCCTGTCGAAGTCTCTGACCTTTGGCCCGGCGACGGGATCGCCGGCGCCGTCGAAGAGGACCGCTTCGCTCTTGCCGTTGTGCGAGTCGACCGAGAGCAGGGCCCGGAACGGACTCCCGTTCTCGCCGATGAGCTCGATTGTGGATTCCCGGGACGTCGCGAGATCGGCGACGGCACCGCGGGACGGGGCCTGGCGGTAGATGCTTCCGGGGATCGCCTCGAGGAGGGTTGATTTGCCGGCGCCGTTCGGCCCGGCGATCGCGATCAGCCCGGGCCCCAGGGCGGCCAGATTCAAAACGGCTTCTTCGCGGAAGGTCGTGAAGCCCTTGAGCTTGACAACATCGACTCTCATGGCCGCGCTCCTTCCAGGATCTCGAGCTTGGCCAGGGCCCCTGGAAGCCCCGCTTCGACGCCCGCGGCCTGAGCCCAGGCCGTCAGCTTGTCGGCTGTCGTCCGGGCTGCCGCGACTTCGGAACACCGCGTCCGGGAAACGATGAGGGGGCGCTCCTCGACCGTGACAGCGAAAGCCCCCTCGACCTCGAGCATGTTTTTCTTGACCCCATCCATCCAGGATCTGACGGCGTCCCGATCCTCGCTTGAGAATTCGATCCGCAGCCGGACCTCGGCATCCTGGACGGGCTCATGATCCTCGAGGCCGACGAGCTTCCCGTCTTCCCACTTGCCCTCGAGGAGAACCATCCGGCGGGCGGGGAGCTCCCAGGGCGTCACGTCCCAGAAGGGCTTAGAGCTCTTGCGCGTATTCCATTCCCAGATCAGCCCGCCCTTGGTTCCCTTGGCTTCCCCGAAGGATCCACGGAACGGGGCGCCGGCGTAGAAGACCGGGCGCCCATCGAGGGAGTTCATCTGCTGGCGAAGGTGGATATGTCCGAGCGCGACGCCCGCGGCGCCGCTCTCGAGGAGCTCGTCGGCCGAGAGGGAGATCTCCTCGCCTGACGCCACGGGCTGCCCGCTGTCCATCGAAGCGCCGGTCACGGGCATGTGCGCGACGAGGATCGAAGGCTTGTCCCGCGCGATCTCCGGATTGAGCCGGAATCCGCGAACGACGTCGAGGAGCGCGGCCCGCGCCATCTCCCGGCGGACCGCGATCGAATCGCTTGCCCCGGCCTGCGCCGCGAGCTTCGCGAGGTTCGGCCAGGGAAGAAAGGCAAAGGCCACGTCCGAGAAGACCCGGACGATCGGCTCGGTGACGACTTCGAACGTCGGCCGCCAGCCGTACTTCTCGTTGAACAGCCGGACGTCGTCGGCGTCGTCATGGTTTCCGTTGATGAGGTAGACCATCGCGAAATCGGCGAGCCCGCACAGAAATTCCGCGAGGTAGAGTCGTTCCTCCGGCGTCGATCGCCGATCGTAAATGTCGCCAGCGATGACGATCGCGTCGGGCTTTTGCTCTTGGGCGTTCACCCCGATGAAGTCGATGATCCGCCGGGCCTCGGCCGCGCGGGGGCCCGAGAGCTTGACGTGAAGATCCGCAAGATGGAGGATTCTCACGGCCGTCTCAGTACGGGACCTTGTCGCCGTCGGCCGCGGCCCGGGCCTTCTCCATGTCGAGCGTGCCCTGGCGCGGGTCGAATTCCTTGTACGCGAGCCAGGCCTTCATCGCCTTGAGTTCGGCCTCGTTCTTGGGCGCCCAGCGGGGATTCCATTCGGGCCGCCTCTTCTCGTAGGCCGCAATCTTGGCCCGGAGCTCCGCGACCGAGAGCCTCGAGGCCGGTTCCTTCGGATACTTTCCGTCGGCGGCGGGCGGCCCGCAGATCAAGAGCGGATCGTCCTGCGGCTGCTTGGGCGCCGACGCCGGTTCGGGCTCGGTCTTCTCACCGGCGGGGTCGGTTTCCGGGCAGGTCGCCGCGGGCGGCGTCTTCCCATTTTCGACTTCCTCTTCCGGCTCCTCGGCCGGCGAGAGCTTCGCGACGCGGCGGGTGACGGCCAGGCTCTGGACCGCCCCTTCGGGCCGCGGGCCGTACATCATCTCGGTCGCCTGGAGGGCCCGGCGGGCGATCATCAACTCGATCTCTCGCCCGATCTCCGGATCGTCGGAATGGCCGGTGAATTGCAGCCGGACGATCGCGAAGCCGCGCTCGATCTCAGCCGGCGTGTAGCTCGTCCGGACACCGAGCGACCGGATCGCCCGGTTCTTGGCCTTGGTCTCGGCCAGAGAGAGGATGTGCTGGCGGACTTGCAGGATCTGCGGCCAGGGATCCCGGGGTGGCGTGGCCTTGTCGGCGACCCGCGCGATCTCCTGGGAGTCGGCCCCCCAAGTCGAGCGGTCCTTGCCCTGTTCGGCGCGAAGGTCGAGCCGCTTCGAACCAGTGATCAGGCGCTCGGTCCCGTCGAGCTGGAGGACCGACCCGGCCACCTGATACTCGATGACGTAGGGGTTGGAACCGTCGTCGACCCGGCCGCAGAGGTGCGGATTCCAGCGGACGCCGGCCGCTGAGGCGACCCGATCGAGGGCCGTCTTTCCGATCCCCCGCTTGTCCGATCCGGCGAGCGAGTAGGTTTCGTTTACCGGGTCGACGAAGACGAACGAGATCCCCGCGGCGTGGAGCAGCGGGAGCTTCCCGCCGATCGCGCCGCCAGGGACAACGAGGTTGTGCCGTTCGCCGAGGGCCTTGATGGCCTGGGCGAGGCGTTCGACGTTTTCGAAGACTCCGCCCGTCGAGAGGCGAAGATCCGTTCCCGGTGTTTTCGCGGGAAGGTTTTCTTGACTCATGGAATTCTCTCCTTTCCTGAATCAGGCCGTCATGGCTTGCTTTGTTCAGCAAGCCTTCTCTTTCTGTCCCGGTCTTCGATCTTAAAGTTCAGCCACGCGGCCAAGAATCCGATCCCGATCGCGATGGCAAAGAGGCCAACGATGGCGAAGAACTTGATGGTGATCTCGAAGGTTGTCATTTCCCCCTCCTAAAAAAGCGATAGTTGGGAGGAGGAGGCGGCCGAACCGGACACCCCCTCCTCCGGGCTCGAAGAAGACGCTCTGGGCTTTTTGGGCCCTATCGCATTTGGCCTCACCTCCTTTCTCTTTTTTGGAATTCCCTTATCCCGCCTCGTCTTCCTGATCTTCCCGGATCCCCGCGGATAGCAGTAGACGCAGGGCTCGTTGTTGACAACAGCGGTGAAGCCGCAGTCGGGACAATTCTGGATACTCATGCCTTCCTCCGATTCCACCGGGCGACCAGGTCACGCTTGATCGCAACAGCCGCAAGCCCGCTAACCAGGCCGAACGCGAAGACGGCGAAGATAAAAGCGGCCATCACTCCCCTCCTCCCGATACGTTCTTGGCCAGGGCGGCCGCCTTCCGGCGGATTCGCCGATGAAGCCATAGGTGAAAATCGTTCTTACAGACGAGCAGATTCTGATTCCGGTTATCCGAACCGTTGCCGTTGACGTGATGCACGACTTCGCCAGCCCTCAGATATCTACCCATCGCTTTCTCGGCTATAAGTCGATGCTTAAAGACGTAGCCCATCGAATTGGCGTAGGGATGATTGGGCGCATGGGTAATGATGTAACCGTTGCGACGGATAATATTTCCGCCCTTCCAGTTACCGTTCTTGTCGGCCTTGTGGCCTTCGCTCATCTTGAGCAATTCTTCGGCGGTATGTTTCCTGCCCCGTACCGCCGCCCACATTCTCTCCATGTGCCAACGAGCTTTGGGAACGCCCCTTTGCCGGAGAGAATTTTTCGCTCTCACTTCATCGCTCATGATTCGGCCCGTGCTGGCAAGGCTAAGGCGCTTCAGGTGAGAAGGCGTATTCGCCCCCTCCGCGATAGAGCGGACGGCTATTCCGTTTTTCTTTAAATGCCGCCTAATTGTTTCAAGATGGACGCCAAGAATATTCCCGATATCCCGGCATGAAAGTTGCTCCGCGATATACTTCTGGAATAGCCAATCCCGCGAAGGGATCATGACTTTATGGCGCATTTCAAAATCCCTCTTGTCTCGGCGCTCATCCGCTCAATCTCCGTCAGGAAATAGCTGATCCGGCCATACTCGACCGGCGTTATGGTTTGATCCTCAAGGGACTTCTTGACTTCGCCGATTGCCTCGCCTAGACGCTGAGCGATCGACAGGAACGCCTGGAAGATGTCTGGGGAGGGAGAGGCCCCCGCGCCGATCTCATGCACGGCTTGGAGCCCGCACGGACGGAGGAAGAATTCCCATATCCGCCAGTCGCCTGTGATGGCAAAGAGCTTGGGGATGAGGTCCGGGGGGAAGGCCGCGAGACCGCGAAGCCAATTATCATATGTCGATGCAGGGACGCCCAGGTCTGCGGCGATGGCCTTCCGCTCTTGTTTCAGGGACAAGAGCAGGGCGGAAAATTCGTCGCAGTATTTACCTTGAAAACGTTCTGTCCCGCGCATTATCGTGTTCCCATTGAGGAGGAGAATTGAGAATCGAAGTGGATGACCGGGATCAACCGCTTACGATCCTTCCGGCGCCGGGCGAGCGGCCGCCGGCGGGCGCGGAGCTCGCGGACCGGGGTCCGGGGCCTGGGCGGGAGCGGGGCGGGAGCGATCATTGATTGCCTCCCAAGATGACCGCGACTCGATTCCGGTACGGCGCCCGGAGCTTCCGGGAGTTGAAGAAGGCGACGAAGTCCGCGCCCTCGATGACCACGCGCTTACCGACCCGGGCGGCCCGGAGCTCGTTGGCGCGGATGAACCGGAGGACCTGGGTCTTGGAGACACGGAGCTCAGCGGCCGCTTCCCGGAGCGTCATCACCAGAGGGACGTCGGCGCGGGTCATCGGCAAGCCCGCTTCATCCCGATCAGGAGCTTGATCCGATACAGCCGCCGGAGAGGAGGCTTCTTGACCTGGCCATTCAGGAACTTAAAGACGGAAGCGGCGGTCTTCCAGCCGACCAGCTCGGCCGCCGCCTGGAGGGTGATGTCCTTGCGGATAATATATTCCTGGAACTGTTCCCGGATCTTGTTGATTTCGTCGTTCATATTCTCCGCCTAATTATCCTTGCCGGATACATAATATAGAAACGAATATGCGCGTGTCAAGAAATATTTTAAAAATATTAAAATTATTTATGCGGGGGGAATTCCGGGGTAGAATGAGACAAGAACATGGGAAGCGCGCTGTCTAACTTCCTCCTTGAAAAGACCAGGAACATGAACCAGGTTGACCTTGCGCGCGCGCTTGGAGTTTCCCAAAGTTTCCTCAGTCGCCTGAAATCCGGGCAGATAAAAACGGCGGATGCTACCCTTGCCGTCGATATGGCAGTATTTTTCCATGAGCCGATTCAGAAGATGCTTTCGCTCGTCGGGAAGGACGCGTATTACGCCAAAATGAAAGAGGCGTTATTCCCAGAATTCCAGAAGGACCCCATTATCCTTGAGGCTTTCCCAGATGAGTCGACGAAGATCGAGTTCGACCGCTTCCGATCTCGCGACGATTTCCTTCCGATCCGGATCGTCGGGGCCGGCTCGCTTGGTCCGGGCCGCTTCGTCTCGTCCGAGGAAACTAAGGGTTATGCTCTGATCTACCGCCACGCCCTGCCGAAAAAAGCCGCCGCCCAGAAGCGCGACCGCGAGAAGATCGTTTGCCTTTTCGCCGAGGGCCAGTCGATGACCCCCACGATCCAAGACGGCTCGCTCGTTGCGGTCGATATCGAAGACCGGGCCGAGATCCACAAGAATAAAATCTACGCCGTCGAGCTCCCGGACGCGGGCGTTACCCTAAAGAGGGTGATCCGCTCGGCCGATCACTTTATGCTCTTCGCCGACAATCCAAACGAACCAGGATTCCCGACATGCGTCAGCATGGAGGGGCTCGGCTACAACCCGATCTGCGGGCGAGTGGTCTGGGCCTGGAATAAATTCTAAAACGGAGGGGGTCATGAAGAAGTTCTTTGTTCTCGCGGCCATTTCTTGTCTTGGCATCTCTTGTGCTACAGCGCCGGCTCCGCGTCAGATTACGAATTCTTTCCCAGTCAATGCCCCATTTGAGGCTACCTGGACAGCCGTCATTGAGTCTTTCGCAGAGATGAATCTGCCGATCATGAACATGGAAAAAGCATCCGGCCTCATTACGACTGACTGGATTAGCTTTGGCGGCAATAATCAATGGGTTCGCTATTGTGATTGCGGCAAGCTTGGGCTGAATGAAGAAAGGGCAAGGCGGGGAAAGTTCAACGTCTTCGTAAAAAAGGCCGACGATGCTTCCTGCGAGATGAAAATAAATGCCGTGTTCGAGGTGGTCGTCGCTTCCGCCCTTGCTAGGAATGCGCCCGAATCCATCAAGACGTGCGTATCAACGGGAAATTTCGAGGCCGAGATTTGTAAGAACATCATGGAAAAAATAGCCAAATAGAATCATGTACGCCCTCTTCGGGATCCTCAACTGCCCGGACTGCGGCGGATTTCTCCCGGTCAAGGACATCGTCTACGGCGCCGAGCCCGCGCTTATGACCGTCACCTGTCCGGGCTGCCGGGCTGCGTGGAAGGTCCTGGACGACAAGGTCCGGGGGTTCGTCATCGAGGAGAGGAAGGACAACTGAGGCTTGAGCGTCTACCTACGCGGCCGCGTCTACTGGTTCAAGCGCATGATCGGTGGCCGCGAATACCGCCGCTCCCTCGATATCCGCAAGGGCCAAGAGATCCTCCTCTCCGAGGCCGTGAAGCTCATGGACCTGGAGATAACGGCCGCCCATCTCGGGATCCCCTTCAAGCGGCAGACCGCGGTCCCCTTCGATACTTACGTCGAGCACTACCTCGCCCAGGAAAAGAACCAAGCTGGGCGGTTCGAATGGACGAAGAAAAAGCAACGCCTGGCGATCGTCGCCGAGGCCTGGGGCTCGACGGCGCTCCACGCCATAGACCGTGACGCCGTCCTCCGGCTCGAGCGACATCTCCTCGAAGAACGGAGGGTCGCGGAGTCCACGGTCAACCGATACTTCGAGGTCCTCCGGCATCTCTTCGGCCGGGCGATCGAAGAAGGGCACGTCAAGGACAACCCGGTCCGGCTTTACTACCAGCCCTTCCGGGAGGAGGGCGGCCGCCGGGCGCTATCCGCCGACGAGATCTCCCGCGTGATCGCCGCGGCTGCCAAGGTCCAGGGAGATCCCCGCGGCGATTCTCAGGGGCTCATCTATGACCTTTGCCTATTCGGGTTGCATACGGGCGCGCGCTTAGGCGAGTGTCTCGCGCTCCGATTCGAGCACGTCCGGGACGACGTCGCCTATCTCCCGATCGCGCAGACGAAGAGCCGGCGCCGGGCCCCAAAAAGGCAGACGGCCAGGATCAAGCCGATCGTCCTCGACGACGCCGCCAAGGGGATCGTCGAGCGTCGCCGGCGGTGCCGGCCAGAGGCATTCGTCTTCCGCCTCAAGCGGCAGGATCCGAACGAAATCTTCTACGCCATTCACCGGATCCGGAAGCTCTCGGGGATCCAGGACTTTTCTTTCCACGTCCTCCGGCATACGTTCATCACCGCGGCCGCGGAAACCTTCGGGATCTCCAGGGCCCGGGACATCGTGAGCCATGCGGACCTCAAGACGACGAGCCGCTACACGCACCCCCAGCTCGCCGAGATTCGGGCCGCGCTCACGAAATTGGGTACAATGTTCCCTAGCTATGAAATAAAAAACTCAAGCGGGGACAAAGAAAAAGACTAA